ATTGAGTTATACTTTCATTATGGATTAAATGGTAAAACTTTCATGTCTCCAGTAACGCATGGTGAGCCTGACCCAGTAGTAGAATTTGCTGAAAAGCTTAAAGCTACTGGTAATAGAGATGACTGGCAAATGTCAAGAAAGCTTGAGCCTAAAATGAGAACTTATGTTCCGGTATTAGTTAGAGGGCAAGAATCAGAAGGTGTGAAATTATGGGGCTTCGGTAAAACTGTTTATCAGGAATTATTAAGCTTTATAGCAGATCCAGATTACGGTGATATTACTGACTTAAACGCTGGTAGAGATATTACAGTAGAATTTATGTCTGCAGCAGAACTTGGTAAACAATATCCACAAACTACGATTAGAATTAAACCTAATCAAACTCCAGCTACTGAAAATAAAGAAGTTGCTGAAAAGATTATGAATGGACAAAAGGATGCAGATGAGATCTTTAAGAAGGTATCATATGATGAGTTGAAAGAGCAGTTAGCTATTTGGTTAGATCCAGAACAAGGTGAATCAGATTCTGAAACTTCAGTAGGATCATCTACACCAGCAGCTCAGCCAACATCAACTAATACCAAAAAGGTAGATGATGTAGGTACAGCATTCGACGAATTATTCAATAACTAAAAGAGGTTATATATGTCTAAAAAGACTACACGTGACGATTTAGCTGATGTTCTAGCTAAAAGTCTCAACAAACAATTTAAAGGTTACAAAGTAGCTTACTTCCTAGACGGTTCAGAAGAGACTCCAGCTGATTTAATGGAATGGATCTCAACTGGTTCAGCTATGCTTGATCTAGCAATATCTAACAGAAAATACGGTGGGATTCCGGTTGGAAGAATATGCGAATTAACTGGTCTAGAAGCTTCTGGAAAATCATTACTAGCAGGTCACTTATTAGCGGACACGCAAAAGAAAGGTGGTCTAGCAGTATTTATCGATACTGAGAATGCTTGTAATGAAGATTTCCTTAGAGCTATTGGCGTTAATGTTGCTGACATGCTTTACATCCAACTTGATACAGTTGAGGATATATTTGAAGTTATCGAAAATATCACAGCAAAAGTTAGAGAATCTAGTAAAGATCGGATGGTGACTATAGTAGTTGATTCAGTAGCTGCAGCAACCACACGAGTTGAGCAAGAAGCTGACTATTCTAAGGATGGTTGGGCTACTAGTAAAGCTATTGTATTATCAAAAGCGATGAGAAAAATTACTCAAATGATAGGTAGGCAAAAGGTAACCCTCGTATTCACTAATCAGTTAAGAGTAAAACTAGGAGCTATGTTTGGTGATCCATATACTACTTCCGGTGGTAAAGCTTTAGGATTCCATGCTTCATGTAGATTACGTTTGCAAGCTGCAGGTCAAATTAAAGCAAAGGTAGATGGTAAAGATCAAGTAATTGGTATTAAGACTAAAGCTAAAATAATCAAAAATAGAATGGGTCCACCTTTACGGGTAGCTGAATTCGATATCTTCTTCGATAGTGGGGTAGATAATTTTGGTGGATGGTTAACCGCTTTAAAAAATCATAAATTGATAGTTCAAGGTGGCTCATGGTATACTTATACTGATAATGCAGGAAAAGCTCATAAATTCTTATCAAAGGATTGGAATGCATTACTTGAAGGTGACGATGATTTACGTGATGAAATATACAATAAGATTTGTGATGCTACTATCATGGAATATAAGACTGATAATCTAGGTATCGATGATATCGAATTATCAACTGAAGCAATTCCTGAATAGTATGAGTAAAAGCAAATATTTTTCAATACTTGACTCATTAACTGAAACAAACTCAAAGCCAGCAGAACTCAATGATAGAATTCTGCTGGTAGATGGGTTAAATACATTTATACGAGCGTGGACTACATCACCAGTAACAAATGATGATGGTGTTCATGTAGGTGGTATAACTGGTTCACTTCTATCTCTAGGGTATGCAATAAAAAATATTAAACCAACAAGGGTAATACTTTGCTGGGATGGTAGAGGCGGGAGTCAGAGACGTAGGAAGCTATTCCCGGAATATAAAGCGAGTAGGAGGAATAAAGTAAATCTTAATCGGTCATTTCAAGGTCATATTGATAAAGCGGCAGATAATCAGAATATGAAAATGCAGTTAGGTCGACTAGTGCAATATGTAAGTAATTTACCTATATCAACACTAGCAATAGAAAATATTGAAGCTGATGATTCTATAGCATATGTATGCAAACAAGTACTACCTAAATCTCAGTGCTTTATTATGTCATCAGATAAAGACTTTATTCAATTAGTAGATGATAGAATCTCTGTATGGAGTCCTACTAAAAAGAAGTTATATTTTAAGAACGATGTTGAGGTAGATTACGGTGTACCAGCACATAACTTTTTATTATATAGAGTGTTAACTGGTGATAAATCAGACTGTATACCTGGTATAAAAGGTACTGGTTTAAAAACTTTACAAAAACGGTTACCAGCACTATTTAGTGACAAAAAATTAACATTAGATGATCTTGTAGAGTTAAGTGCAGATTCATCTATAAAGATGTTACAACAGATAACAGATTCTACTGATCAATTAGAGTTAAACTATAAACTTATGCAATTACATGATGTAGATATATCAGGTAACTCTAAAGAGATTATACGTAATGTTATTAACGGTGAGCTTACGAGGTTAAATAAAACTAACTTTAAAGTATTGCTAATGGAGGATCGAATGACTAACGGTATTAAAAATCTAGATTTTTGGATGCGAGAAGTATTTACAACATTAGATGCATTATCATCTATTAAATAAGTTGGAATTCTCAATTAATTTTATTATATTAACTATATGACAGATACATTTAGCAAGTACGGATATTCATTTCAGGTCAAACTGATAGCAGCTCTTTTTAAAGATAGGTTATTCCTACAACAGGTTAGTGATATTTTAAAACCTGAATTTATGGAATCTGAATCTAATCAATGGATAATAGAAACAATTATTGATTATTTTACTGAATACAGCTCTCTACCTACATTAGAGGTAATGAAGGTTAGATTAGAGGATGTAGATAATGATGTATTGAAGACAACTATAGTTGATACTTTAAAGCAAGTAACTAAGCAATTTGAAGCTGAAGATATAAAATTTATCGAGCAAGAGGCATTAGATTTTTGCAAGAATCAAACGTTAAAAACTGCTATCATGGAATCAGTCAATTTACTTCAACTAGGAGAGTATGATTCTATAAAAGAAAAAATTGATACTGCTATGAAAGCTGGATCTGAACGAGATATTGGACACCAATACAATATTGATATAGATGATAGGTTTTCTGAAAGTACTAGAAAGACTGTTGCGTCAGGTTGGAATGTAGTAGATGATCTAATGGATGGTGGTTTAGGCCCAGGTGAACTTGGGGTATTTGTAGCCCCAGCAGGTATTGGTAAATCATGGGGGTTAGTCAATGTAGCTGCTAATGCAGTTAAAAAAGGATTAAATGTGTGCTTTTATACATTAGAATTAAGTGCACCATATGTTGGATTAAGATTTGATTCAGTATTTACAGGTATAGCTGCTCAAAACCTAAAATATCATATTGACGAAGTTAAAGAGTGTGTTGAGCAATTAGATGGTAATTTAATAGTAAAATACTACCCAACTAAATCAGCAACAGTTAATACAATTAAAGCTCATCTGGATAGATGTCATATACAAGGATTTAAACCTGATGTGATAGTTGTAGATTATGCTGATTTATTACGAGGTAATGGTAAGGAAATACGCCATGAGTTAGGTAATATATATGAAGATTTAAGAGGGTTAGCTGGTGAATATGAGATACCAGTGTGGACTGCATCTCAAGCAAATAGATCTGCTCTAGAGGATGATGTAATTGGAGCTGAAAAGATTGCTGAATCATATAGTAAAATTATGACAGCAGATTTTGTTCTATCGTTATCAAGAAAGATAGAGGATAAAGTAGCAGGTACAGGTAGATGGCATGTTATTAAGAATCGGTTCGGTCCTGATGGAATTACCTTTCCAAGTAAAATGAATACATCAAATGGTCAAATTGATATATATGAAGGTGATTCTATACAAGGTAAGGATGCACAAAAGCAGATGGACAATGGCGAAGAATCTAAACGTAAATATTTACAAAATAAGTTTAAGGAGTTGAGTGAGGGCTCAAGGTAATAGCCTAATTATTATCACATTAAAGATGAACCCTAACAGGTTCGTCTTTTTTATCTCACATAAAATATAATTAATAAAGGGAACATTAATGGAAATATCATCTAAAATTCTATCAGACATTACAGTCTACATGAAATATGCAAAATACTTACCAGAAGTCAATAGACGAGAGACCTGGGCAGAGTTAGTAGATCGAAATAAAGCTATGCATAAAAAATCTTATCCAGATCTAGCAGATCAAATAGATAGCGCATACAAATATGTGTATGATAAGAAGGTACTACCTTCAATGAGGTCAATGCAGTTTGGTGGTAAACCTATCGAGGTTGCACCTAACAGGATTTATAACTGTGCTTTCATGCCAGTAGATCATATTGATTCATTTGCAGAATGCATGTTTCTATTGCTTGGTGGTACTGGTGTTGGATTCTCAGTTCAAAAACATCATGTTGCTAAATTACCTATTATATCTAAACCATGGCCAAAAAGGAAACGAAGATTCTTAATCGGTGATTCTATTG